CTTTTCTAAATATGTTTCAACAAACTTCTTGTTTGAAAAGCAGGTTAGCCAAAACCCACGTTCTTTTAACCATTTTGGTGGTTCTACAAACTGATCAAAGAAATATTCAACCTGTGCTTTTCCTTTTACATAAACCGACAAATACTTTCTAGTTTTGTCTTTTTTACAAAGAGCCACTACAATCTTGTAACCATATTTAATTTTTGGAACCTTAGATAATTTTTTCAATACCACGCGTTTTCTCCCTTATAAAATTCTGTTTTTATTTTCCTTCTTGTCATATCAACAAATCTGCAAGATTTATGAGTTCACTAAAAACATCTGAATATCCATGGGCAGGTCCATTTTCCCATGCAATCCTCTTCAGTGTTCCGGCTTTGGGATGATTGGGGTCAATATCAAGTTCAGTAAAAGCATCTTTCCAAAATTCCTCGTCTAATCTTTTGTCCTCCTTACCATGTGCATCCAACATTTCCCCTCGTTTTGCAAATACTTCCAACTCCGTATCTTTAAGAATTTTCATCAAGTTTTGTATTGCTAATACGATTTCATTGACTTTTTCTTCGCCAATTAATTCAGTCCATGAATAAATAAGATTGTTAAGATACTCAATGTTTGGAACACGTTGCACGTAGATTGGATATGGTTTCTCATTTTTGTATTTGTCAAAATTCATTTTTGCCTCCATTATTTGTTAATTTTTCTAATCATTTGCCCCTTGCCTTTTTGATTGCAGCACGACGGGCTTTGGCTTTGTCGAGGGGGGCGTCCCCCCATGTAAGAGGGACAGCAATAATTTGTTTAACTGCTTCATTGCATTTCACGGGTTCTTCCTCATAATATGGGCAATCTATCTTCAATTTTGTTTTCCGAGATATAGAACCTCCATATGGCTCTGGTTTTGAAATCCAATACTTGCTTGCTGGTAATGGAGGAATTTTATATGGAAATTCACATTCTCCGGTTCCATAAGGTGACAATCTACCAGTTTTTGTTTTATGCCATTTCGCATATTTACATTTCAAACAAAACATTCTTCCTCCTTTTGCGGCAAATAACAGGCTAAAATGTTGATGTTGCAATTACCAAAAATTTCAATGATCATTGTCTGTACGAATTCCCAATCAAGACCATCAAGACCGCATCCTATTCTCGGCATTGCAATATCTTTAATGTCGTGCTTTATCACAAGTTCCCGCATCTTTTTTAATGCCACTTCAAGATCTTTATAAGTTGGTTTTTCATAAGAATATTTTTTTGTTATGAGATTAAATACCCGGCCGGTCAATATACAGGTTGGGTGTTGTAAATCAGAATAATGATGACGAAGTTCTGTTCTCAAATTAAATTTTGTTGCCATAGGAACGGCAATTCCAGCCCCCATTCTCAGATCACTTGCAATACAATGAGTTAAATAATACTTTGGTGGCAATAGAAAAATGTCTTGTTTAATTTCTTTGAAAAGAAGTGCATTATCCATTTGCATTTATTTTTCTCCAGTTTTCTTTGCCTTTTTTTGTTTCTTTATTAGTTTTAGTGCCCGTTCTTTTTCGATAAGTTGCTTGAATAATACCAATTCTCGATGTTCTTCTCTAATCAAATTAAATGCCTGAAACAAATCACTATAATCTTTGATGAGACGTTTTATTACTCCCAAAACATCATTTAATGGAATAAGTGCTGAAAGATCAATAACTGTGGGAGTGCAATTCACAAGTAATTTCTCGGAATTATTAAAGGAAACAACTTTCGTTAATGAAATTGGATCTTGCTTATTGATTTCCTTCTGTATAAATTTAGCGATGTTCATGTCTTTTACAATAATATTTACGGTTGAATTACAATAAGCAGCTTTTATTAAATACTTTGTATTTCCACGCCCTCTGGTTGATTCCAAAATCTCAATCATATTTTCTAAGTATTTAATCGCCTGTTCAGTTTGATTTACTTTTTTAATTTTCATGATTTTTCTCCTCGTTCTGACTATTCACCCACCGCAAAGTTTCAGCTGAGGGGCAAATTGAAATACCTGCTGCTGACCGGGCAAAAATATACGTATGTCCGGATATCCTAACTTCTCGGATAGAAGCTAAATCTCTCGCCCACTGCACTTCTTCTCCCTCTTTTACCTTACTACATCCACCAAGAAATATCCCCACAATGAGTACACATACAAAAAGTAATTTTTTCATAATTTTTCTCCTTTTACCAAGACCATTGTTTTTCTCGCTGTCTTGCATCTAAGCAATAATCTTTACACCAACTATCTTGACACTTAGTTCTTCTTCCATATTTCCGATGCAATATCGCCATTTCTGCTAAGTTATCAATACAAATATTGTCCCAAATATCATGCCAAACACAATCAAATTTTTCGCCCTTTGTAGGCTTATATTCAAGAGCATCAGCATGAATAATATTCAATCTTTCATCTTTGAAATAAGGGGCAATAAGTTTTATGACATCTTCACTAATCTCGATAACTGTTATTTTTGTAACCTCGGGGTTATCCAAAAGAAATTTGACGCAACAACCTAACCCAAGACCATTAATCAAAATAGATCCTTTTGCCTCTAAAAAGAACCACCTAAAATCTCGTATTTCGTCTGGGGTATTACTCATTACTGTTGTATTTCCCTTTTTTAACCGTTTATACGTTCCTTCTGGTACATTTCTACCGGTTTTCATAAAAGAAATTTGTTGAGAAATATTATCTTTTTTTGAAACACTAAATGTCTCAACACTCCAATCACCAGATTTTCCATCCGGGATAAATGACATATCTAAGTTCATTAATTTTCCCACCTTTCAGGATAAAAAACCGCTGAACTACACCAGATAACCAACCCACAAAAAAGAATTGTAAACAACATGATTAGCGCCCCATATATTTTTTTACCCAATCTTGAAATTCTTTTTCAACCCCAAGAAGTGAAGCCAACAATTTTACTGCATCATCATGTCCTTTAGCATACTCACGAAAGCTTTTTACATCATCTGGGTGTTTTCGTTCAGTTTCTTTAAAAGTATATTTAATAGCACTTAAAATATCATGTTTTTCCATTTCAATATCCTCCAAGAAATTCGATGGTATAGCCCTCACCTTTTTGATAATAAGCGTGAAAGGTCAATCCTCTTTTAACACATTCTTCAATTGCTTCAAACCATTCATCAAAGGAATTAACGGTTATTGTCATTAGTTATCTCCTATCTGAGAATCTTTGAAATCCGCAAAAACATCTTCGTAATTTTTGCGGCCAAAAAATTTATTGTTTGTGTATACCCAAGTTAGAAATTTTTCAATTTCTTCGACTTGAGAACATTCAAGTAATTCTTCACAATAAGACAGAACTTCTTGAGGATTAAAAGTTCCTTGGTTAGCAATTGCACCACTAAGAATTAAATAATTTCTTTCTCCCAACTTCTTCATTAGCTAATCTCCTATCTGAGAATCTTTGAAATCCGCAAAAATATCTTCGTAAATGTACTTATTCAAACTCCTTAGGTAAGGATTTGCATGAATCCAAGTCAAAAATTTTTCAATTTCTTCGACTTGAGAACTCAACAATTTTTCTTTGAAATACCCAAGAATCTTGGGATTGTACGTCCCAAAGATTCTAACCGCATTACTGATAAGAGCGTAATTTCTCTTTCCCAACTTTTTCATATTATTAACTCCTTTCATATATATATTATAATATAGATTTGGCAAAAAATCAATAAAAATTTTTATTTTGTTTTATTTTTTCGAAGGCATTTGATTTGCAATCATAATAGATGAGGTATGTTCCAAATATGTTTTTTCTAAAGTTGGGGATGGATCAGTAATAGCCGCGATAGCGTGTTCTTTGATTTCGATAGGACTAGACGAAACCCCAAGTTTCCAAGGTTGTAACCCCAAACTAATTTGCGGACCCGTTGGACCTTTGACTTCTTGAAAAAGACACGACATCAATTTTTCGAATTTTAGCTCTCCTACTTGCTTACCAATCAACATCTCACCGGTAATCAAAATTACAACTTTTACGGACATTTTTGTTTCTCCTTTAGTTTTCTCTTGTATTATCATGCCGATAAACACAACTAAGATTTTGACATTTCTTACACATTTCTACGGTAGAATGTATTGAACACATCCTCATATTTTCGTCTTGTAATTTGTCATTATTTTGTATCGTTAAAAAGTACTGTTTAAACAATAAAAAAAAGAGAATTGACATCTCTTCTTTGTTATGTGGTTTTACCAGACTTTTGAAGATTACTTCAATTGCTTCGGAAGTTAAAAGTCTTTCTTTTGAAACCATATTGATTAAATCATTTATATATTTGTGTAAAAAATTTTCTAGATTTAAAAACTGCTCAACTTTGATTCCCAAAGCTTTTCCAATTTGATTTGCACCAGCAGCCTCATGATTAAAACTAAATTTTATTTTCTTTTCCATAATATTTAATTATAATTGAAATCAAAGAAAAACTTTATCAATTTTTGATAATATCTATACTGTCTGGTAACTTGTAATTGATGATTTTTTCAAGTCTTTCTGAATGGGTAACCAGACGAAGCTCAATTCCATTTTTGATTGCAATATTACGAACCTCGGAAAATGCTTTAAATTGATGTTCCCACTCATAAATTTGTTTTGTTGTGGAATTATGGGTTTCATCCATACCAAATCCCTGTAAGTAAATAATGGGTTTGTATTTATCCACATATCGTAAGAGGTATGATAAAAATAAAGATGGGGTACATCCAGTTACAAGATTAAGTTTTCGATGACCATATATTTCAGCTGATTTTATAACAGCAATTTTTTGATTTTCCAAAATTGGTGAATCAAACCAATCTTTGAAATGAGATTCCAGAATTATTGTGAACTCGCAATCCATATAATTGATTCTAGTGTCATTCATACAAAAAACATTTGTGGAATGATGATTGTATTTCCAACCTAGAAATTTTGAATTTCCGCTAGGGCTTCTTCCTATCAAAGCAATGCCTTTGTTTTCCCACCAGATTTCGTTACGAAACTCATTGAGACTATAAGTCAAAATCATATGATTTTTTGTTTTTTCAATTCTATGACAAAATTAATAATTCCAAGATATGTGTTTGACCAATTTCGTCCATGTTTTTCATCATATTTATTAAGAGCATCCGAAATAACCTTTTTTAATTTTGTTTCATCAAATTTAGTTTCTGGTTGAAATACTTCTTTGCCTTTCATTTTAGTCTCCTATTCGTCTTTATTTAACATTTTTTCGACAGTACCCTCCGAACTTGTTTGAATCAATTTTATCATATATTCATCATCTTCATGACTTTCTATAGGATCTACAAACTGGTCAATTTCAACCATAGGATCAGTTGGAACTTCGGATAGATTTTCATTGTAATCAAAAATATTTGTATATACTTTTTTAATAACACTCGTATCCGATATTCTAGGAAATAGCCAAGCCTCAACGTTATATGTCAAATTCCAGATTATGGTTTGAACACTTCCAGTTTCGTTTTTTAGATCATTTTGAAAATCTGGCTTTGAACCAACAAGAACTACATTGGTATCAAAGCTATTTGTTTTGAAAACAGTTGGTAATAAATTAATTGCTATTGATTTCTGAGGTTTGTATTCAGGTAAAATTTGCTCAACAATTTGATACATGTCATGGTAGGTTTTTGCCCAAATAGATACCTCAAAAGTCAAATCATAAGGAACCGGTTCAAATACACTCAATAATGAACTATCATAACCACTAAGTGCTGAAGTTTGGAGATATTTGTTAATCGCATTTCGTTGCCTTTGTGGCTGTCTAACACAATCAGTTAGAATATATGTGATTCTTGGAATCATTATCCCAACAACTCTGGGATCATCGGAGTACTGTTTTAATAGATAATAAAATTTTTTTTTTGTTCCAATTGTTAACGGAATTTCAATATTTTTTTGTAAAACATTATTAGTATCATAACGTCTTACTGTATAGTCTTTAAACAGAGATCCAAATCCGGCTACGTATTTTCGCAGTATATTATGAGTAAAAAAATCACCCATTTTTTTCTTGTCTCTTTTTTATCGCCAAATTATGTTCAGGCTTTTCATTGTTCCATCCACGATGGAGAATGTAAGTGCCTTTGGTATCAATTTTCATTGACATTGGAGCGAATAAAACTATACTCATCGCAAATTGACATTTAGGACAAGTTCGCTCATTTGAGTCAATAATTTTTTTACTGTAGAAATCGTCCACGAAACCACAATTTGGGCATTCAAATTGATATGATGGCATTATTTTTTCCTTTTTTTATTATCCTCTTCTTTATTTTCATCTTCATCTTCATCCTCTTCTTCTTCTTCTGATTTCCCCTCTTCCTCTTCTTCTGATTCTTCATTTTTTTTGTCTTTCTTTGCGATTTCTTCAAAAAGATCTTTAATTGTTTTCATTTTAAATCTCCTTTTTGTTTTTTAAATGTATCTTTCAATTCTTTTTGTGATTCCTGATTCCAAATCAATTTGTCTTTAACAACTTTGATTTGGTGTTTAAGAGATTCTTTAGTTTTTTTGGATACTCCTGGTGTGGATGCTTGCATTCTGTATCTACTCAAATTGGTTTCAAATTCTTTTTGCTGAATTCGAAGTTTCTTAAGTTGGGCATCATAATCAAAAATATCTTTACCTTGTATGTTTTTTGTGGAACCATCTTTCCACGAACCAGTAATCCAATCTTTTTTTGAAACTTTATTTTTGGGATCCCATGGTGTCGAATATTTTTTAATAAAATCTGCTGTTGTATTTTCATTAACAAACTCTTTAAATGTTTTCATGTTGTTATTCCTGATTTTTATTTATATTTTCTTCTACGTTTTTTAAAAAACAATCAATGGCTTGAATAATCAAATCATTGATTTCAACATTCCATTTGGCTGCTAATTTATTTAGTGTTTCAAGTGTATGAAACTCTATACCATCAATTACAACATGTATTATTTGTTTCATCCAAATGGGTCCGTTTCAGAGTCATCAATTACATCATCTTGTACAATTTCAGTTTCGAGATCTTCACTATCATCCAAGTGATCTTTTGTTGTTTCAATATTAGTAAAGCTCGCGGTTTCAAGTGTTGTTGGAACATCTTCGTGGCTATAAACCCAGGCTTTAGCTCCAATTTCCATTAAATCTAATTTGCCCAAATGGTAAAAACTTGGTTCTAAATTGATTCTAGTGATTTCATACATTCCATGTTCATGTTGCCATGGTAAGTACAAAAGATCACCAATTATATGTTCAATTTGTTTTGATGAATCAATGTTACCATTGGTAATAAAATCTTCTCGTGATACCGCTATTTCTAATTCGTCACGAAATTCTAACCCAAACATACCAAAATTATCACCTTCGCCATTAAATTTCAGATTTGAAATTAAATATCCTCGTACTTCGTATTTTGTGGGGAAACTTTCAAGAATGTCTTCTCCAAACATAAAGTCAAGATTTTCTGAACTTTGTTTTGGTATAAAAAAGATTTTGACTCCATAAAAATTACAGAATTCCTTTCCTATGCCTTTGTATAGGCGAAATTCTCGATCATTAAAGAAATCAAAAATTTTTTTTGAAATCATGTTATGTTTTTTATTTTTTTATAGAGCTCACGAACTACTTTATATCCGCCATTCAACAATACCATCCAGAATGTATACTGAAGTATACAAGACTCGGTAATTGGTTTTTTGGTCAACTTTGTAATCGTTAAAAAACATAGGATTCCAATTAACCAACTGAGAATCAACGAAAACAGATGTGAAGTTTTGATCCACTCAATAAATCTCTTTTTTTGTTTTTGTTTTCGATTTACTTTTATATCCGAAACTTTACTAACAGTTAAAATCTTGACAATTTCAGTAAACACAAGAGTCGAAAACAAAAATACAGTAATTGCATAAATGTCAAGAGATTTCATAAATGAGAAAAACTTGACTATTGTACCCATTGTATACCTCCACTAATTATTTATAAAACAATTCGCGGAGTTCTGTTGGCTATAAATCCATTTTTCTCCAATAGTTTTAACCAATCTTGGATTTCATAACTTGCAATAGCAGCATCCAAAATATGTCTGGGGATCTGATTTTTTAGATACAAATCAGTTAAACAAATTATGTTTCCTAATTTGATTAAAAAGGCTTCGTCTATTTTGAAACATTCATTTGTCATTTTGTTTCTTTTGTTTCTTTTGGTTCCTTTGATTCTTCTAAAAAGTCTAGTTTGTCCAACTCATTGAGATCAACATCTTCGTAAATGAATCTCGAAATGTTTCCAATATCAGCAATAGTAAGCAGCTTTTTTTGAAACAAAGGAATCAGAGCTGATAGATTAATTGTGAATTCAACTTCAGTATTAATAGAATCCAACTGTTCTTTTTCCTCCGAATATTTATCATCCATTGTGGATTTAACATCCCAAATACCAGTCTTGACAACTTCCCCATCTTTTCCTTTTTGTGTTCGTTCTTCTCCGTACTTACGGATTAAACGTTGCATCGCAACTCGATAATGTTTGATTTCTGCAAGGATTTTCGCACTGATTTTTCCGATGCGATAAATTTCTTTTGGTTTCAATTCATTTGAAGTAAAAATCTTTTGAATTGTACTTTCGGATAAAATCAATTCTTCCAATGTAACAATCTGGGCAGGTAAAAACTTTTGAATCTTTGAAATTTCTTTCGTCATTACAAACTCCTTTTGTTTAATGATTTATATTAAAATTATATAATAACCATTTTAAAAACTTAAGATTGATTCGCATAAAGATATAGGAATTTAATGAATTGTTGATAAACTTTTCTATTACCGATTTCGCTTTGATAACTGTAGCGACTAAATTTTTCACTAACTTCGGGATCGCTTCGATATTTTCTTATTTTATCTAAAATTTGTTGTTTTGCTAATCCCCTATTTTTTAGATACTCTATATACTCAGCGGCATAAGCCCTGATTTCCTCCGGGATTTCTTCGTATAAATTTTTGTTATGGTATTGTTCAAGTTTTTTGTTAAGCCATTCTTTGAAATCGAAGGTATCAAAACCTAAGCCAATTTTTGCTTTATTGAGTTGTTGTATATGAATACTTTCATGGGAAACCAATTCTTTGATTTGATTTACAAATTTTTGGTAAGTCGATAATGAAACAAAGTTTTTTTCGAATCCATTTGACCTATAAAAAATAATTATTGTTCTTGAACTCATTAAAGTTGCACGAACGATAAAACATTCAGTTACGGAAGTAACTCCTTCTGATGTTTCCATAAATTTAACACCATGTGAAGAAAAACTAGAGTTTAAAATTTTAATTATTTTTTCGGTTGGTAAAAATTTACCAACCAATTTAGATGAAACCCTTTCAAAAATATTAACGAGTTCTAAAATTCTTTTAGAGTCAATTAATACTATTCCTTCATACAGAAAAATTTCCTTTCCTTTCATTTTTCTCCTTATATATCTCCATCTTCTATTCCTACATGTGAAGTATTATATGAAAAAGATCCACTTGTAATAATGATATCATCAATTTCGCTGGTATCAACTTCTAAATTCAATAAAAACCCAATTTTATCACCCACTTCTATGACATTCCCAGCTAAGTCATAGTCAAGAACAAATTCAGCTTTGTATACTTTATATTGCGTTCCGGTAGTTATAGTTGGAACTTCTACAGTTTGGGTTTTACATGAAGTTTCACCGATACCATTATAATACGCAACCAATTTTAAATCAACTGTATCATTATTGGATCCTGAAGCGTTTAGAACAAAATAAATTTCTACTATGATATCACTAGCGGCATCCCAATCGGCGTGCACATCAGCTTCGAAGGTTAGCAAATGAGCAGCAAGTGTAACTCCCCATCCACCAATATGATTTGCGTTAGGACTTACCCAAGTTGCACCACCACCAACGGCATTAGCCGCCGTCATTGGTATATGATAGTATCTGCGATATTTTGTTGTTGAAGCCCTGATATGATCTGATATTTCAACTTCGCCGTCACTATCCACACGAATCCCCTCATCACCGCCATCATCGCTAATCCAGTAACCATCTAACATTAGATTTCCTTGTAAAGCCCTGGTTCCATCCAAAAGGAAATAATCTGTTAGTAAGACATCAACTGCTATATTTGTATAATAATTTGTTGTAATCTCAGTTTCGGTAAAATATCGATCATCGTGATTGTGGCCAACCAAACTAATCCCGGTAAATGAACCGCCATAAAATCCAAATTTAAGTAAATCATCACTTTCATCGAATTTTAAACAAGCATCTGGATCTGCACTTCTATCCCAACGAATTAGAGAATCATTGCTAAAAAATAAGTCATCAACAATATTTAGATTATAATGAAACGTATAATCCTGTACGGTTATATCAACGCTAAAATTACTTAATTCCGTTATCAAAGCATTTAATTGTGTTCTAGCATCTGAAAATGGCCCATCAGGAGCAATTAAAGCGGTATCCATTTATTCCTCCAACAATTCGATTTTATCTTTTTTTGGTTTCATTCTTTTTGAAAGATTTTTTACTAGCTTTTTTAACTCTAACATTTCTTTTTTCATTTTTTTATTTTCATCATGTAAGGTTTGTATGGTCTGAATTTGAAGTTCTTGTGTTTCAGAAAAACAATTTAATTTTATATCATTTTCTACTTTTAACATTTTGTTCTCCATTTCAAGAGCTGTTAATTTTTCTTTTAATTTTTTTTGTTCTCGGTGATCAGTTAGTCTAGTTTTTTCATCCTTGGATCTTCGATTTATTAATGCCCCTGACTTATTGTTTCTTATAAAACTCATTATGCCTCCTATAATGCACGAAATGCCCATCTACTGTTCATAACAACTGGACTTTTCCACAAAAGCGTTGATTCTAAAACAAATTTGGCAGTAAACATAACTGGCCAGGCAGGTTCACTAGTATAATCAGTGACTATCCCAACATCGTCGCTTACAACATCATTATCAACAACATCCGTATCACTAAATCTGGCGACTATATCATCGGTCAATAATACATATACTGAATTCGTTATTGAATCGATAGCTACAATTTTTCCTGTCGCTGAATCATCGATGTTATGTACATTGTCACCAATTGCAAAAGTAATTGCCGCCCCCGCAGTTTCAAGGTCAAGTTTTTGTAACAACATGAAATCGAACTCATAAGTTTTTTTGTAAAACCCACCACCAATATCGACATTGTCTATGGCATCATTAACTAATCGAAACCAAGTTAAATTGTTGTCTATACAAAATTCTCTGATAATAGAAGTTCCACTTTCAGTAAATTCATCAAGGACTAATTTTACGTTATTATAAGCCGGAACATCTTCTGTTAGTTTGGTAATGTATTGATTTGTAGATGCTATGTCATACCTGTAGAAAATCAAATTTGTTTCAATGTTTACTATAGGAGTTGTTGCCCCGTTACCAGTTAGTTCAGCTTTTATTTGTAATTGAGTACCTTGTAGTCTTAGGTTGACTTCTTCGTGAATATTGAATGGTTTCCAGGTAGTACCCGCATCAATGCTATAATAGTATTGAATTCCTGAATTGGGGGTTTCAATAAACTCATTCATGAATAAAAATCTTCCAAAACAATCAAAGGCATAATGAGTATCATCAGCAACTTTTGGAAATGTAATATTTTCTAAAATAAAACTACCAGTTGTCGCAAATGTACCTTCGTATAATACAATAGCCAAATCTTTATCTTGTAAAGCGTTCCAGGTAACTCCATTAGATGAAGCAAATAATACTCCATCCAAATATGGATTTTCGGAAATCACATTCCCGGAGTCCAAATCAACGTCACCTAGTTGTGAAACGAAAACTGTATATTCATGACTTTTTGACCCAACTGAAATATAAAACTGTTGCATTGCAGGAATGAATATTGGTCGTGTTAATGTAATTCTCGTTGGGGTTGTTCCATAAAGACTCGTTGTAATATTTTCAGGATAAAGTTCTTGTACATGAATCAAATTTTCGGCATCTGGAAACCCATTTTTTAATAGCCCAATTTTGATTAAAACTGGTTCAATAGGAGAAAATGCGGTATAATTATATAGTTCATCTTCTGTAACAGGTTTAGGTAAATCATCGGCTTTTGTCCCAAAATATAAATCAAACGCTGTTATAATTTTATCTGTTCTAAACAGAAAACTTTGGGCAATTGGATCAACTAAAATATCTCCATTTTCATCTCGTTTATTTACTGACCAAGACATGGGGGTTGAAGGGGTTGGGGTCAACGATGGGGGATTTGGATTCATATTTACGGTATCAAAAATTCCTTGTACTGGTGGGGTTTCTCTCATGGCTGATTCTTTGCTTGGTTGTTTATAATTGTATTGATCAGTAATTTTATCAAATACATTTGTAACAACTGTTCGATTCTCAATAAACTTTTTAATCCCTTTGGCTTTAAAAATAGCAATGAATTCCAAATCATCACTATCAATAAATCTGGTTTCAATATCACCCGATCTAACTCCACTCGGAATAGTAAAGGTGGCTTTAAAAGATCCATCAGCAGCAACAGCAATTCTTCCTGTTGGCTGTCCCCCGGAGGTTTCGTTTCGATATGGACTTATAGCCAACATTTTGGCTGCAATACCACCAAAGACACAGGCAACATATGCACCTGGACTAAAGTTTTTACCATGAACCGTTATGGTTTGAGGTCTAACGAAAGTATCTATATTTTCTCCGATTTCAACCTTTTCGGTAGAAACTTTATTATCGATTTGGTTCATAACTTCGGAAACATAAGCATTAGGGGTATCATCGTATGATGATTTCGAAGGCTTACTCCAGTTAATCCAATTTGTTTTTGTTATTGTATTTCTGACTTCATTTTCTATTATGGTTTTTTCAGTAACTACATAGTCAATATAAAAATCTCGGTCAGGACTCATAGACGTAAATGGTTTTTTAGTTATGACTCCAAAGGGATTCAAATTCATTGTTTCAGATTTCAGAGTATTTGTAAAAAATACAACATCGGAAGTTTTTTCTAAAGTCAAAACTTTTTCTCTGCCAATTTCATTTGTATAAACAGTTATATTGGTTCGCGTATCATTACTACGATCATATTCATAATCTCGTTCATAACTAACCATTGAAAGAGTCTGATCAATTAAATTCATGGCACAATAATAGTCTGGATTTTGAAGATTTGCCTTGTACATTGTATTGAATGGATCTACTAAGAGTCCACTCAATGTTGTTGATAATTCTCCTTCTTTAACTTCCCCTTCTAAAGCCAGAGCTGCGATATTTGTTTCCAATTGATTTATACGGGCCTTCATATAATGTAAATCCCGCATTGTTGTTCTTTTGAAATTGTACTCTTGAATAATTACATCTGTATGATCCTTTCCCGGTTTAAATTTTATCCACCCTAGAGGAAGAAGTTCTTCGTTGAATGGGGGAATTAACGTCTTATCGTAAGTAGTTGGAATACCTTCTTTTTGAATAACAGCTCCAAATTTGTCTATGCTAAACAAATCTGTTCTGGCTAAATATGTGTAATAATCAACCAACATCGTTGTTGTATTTACTGGAATATCTCCAGTATTTGTGATATGAACATTGTACATATCTGATTGATCGGAGTCTTCAACAATTGTAAAATCTGTATCACGAACTAAATTTTTATAATAAGTAAAAGTTACATAATAGGTAACTCCGGTTCCTGGTTTAGCTCCAATCCAGTGAATCATATCAGATTCAAGTTCGTAATCAACTCCTTGTGTATATCCAGGAATACTTTCAATTGCATTTATGCTAGTATATGTTGTTCCATAAATATTGATGAATGAATCATAGTTACCCGTTCCTCTGGTAACTGCCATTGATGAAACCCGAACAATTGCGGTTATGTTAATCAAATGAACGCTTTCATCAGTTACTACATATGGTTTGAATAACAAATAATCATCAGTTCCAGTAGCATACGTATGTGGTTCATTTGCATAAGCAATTGTTGTCAAGGCCCTACTTATAGCTATTTTTTTGGGTACAATAAATCTGTTATCAAATCCCTTGACATAGCAAATTCCAGGTCCAACACAAACATTAACGTAAGGATTATCATAAATACTTGGGTCTTCCCCTTCTGGAACCGGAGCTTGTTCAACGGTTAATTTCATACCTTCAACTAAATAGTTTCCGCTTTCGTCATAGGTTCTTTGAGCTAGAGTTTCTGATAGTTTTGAATAATCTGGTCTTCGTATATAGTTTTGGACGATACCATCAAGTAGATTCCAAAGTGTTTTTACTCCGTCTTCATCAGAATATTTTTGTGTTTCTGGTAATGTTATTTTAACACTAGGAACATCAATGACTTTAACTAAATGTCCAGTTATTTTCAATCTATGAGATCCAGCTAACCCATAATTCGTATGTCCGCTGGCAGGATCAACTAAAGTACTATCATCGGCTTCTGTAACAAATTCTTCTTTTATATAGATTCCTACATTTTCTGTACCGCTAGCTAAAACTGTAATATTTTGTTCTGGAATTTCAATTATTCTGCCATTGTAGTAATAACTACCAGCTGTTATACTGGCCGTGGTTCCAACTACTGCCAAATCAATACCATCAACAACACTTCCATTTTTGTACAATGTATCAAAATTCTTTTTTAGTTGAATGTTCTGAAAACTCTGCAATTGAGTAATTTCTCGGCTCTGTGGTGCTCTCCCAGGTACACATAAAACTTGTTTATAGTCTTTTGCCCACTGAGCTTCGGCATCATCGTAATAAGGATAAATATTTAAATCAATTGCCATTTTTACTCCTAAAATGCAATAATAATCCCAAATTGTTCAGTTTGAACATTCGATCTTGTTACTGGAGTTCTGTTGTTTACATAATGTAGAATTCCTTGATCAACTACACTTGCTGGTAAATATGATAACCCAGTCAACACCACGCCACCAGCACCACTAGGATTCGATAGAACCCCAATTTGCCTAAATGTTACTGAAGTTGGACAGAAATCATTGTAGTAAATATTTGTAACCAGATATACCATTGTCGGCAAATCCGTATAAATATCATCATCTAAAATAGCTCGATATATAACGCCACTAACTTCGATTTCACCTGTGCTATCTGGAACGATCAAATACTTGGAAACAATCTTTTTTATAAATTGTAGTTCCTCTACTTCAGTTTGTGATGCCACTGGAACATCAGGATTGTTTTCGTCAGTCCAAGGAGTTGTTCTACCGATGGCTAGATATAAATTAGATTGTTGTTTAAAGTCATAAGCTCGCCAAACTCTGTTTTTTAATGTTAAAATGCTGCTCATTTTTTCTTCCACTTACCTTCTATTTGATTGTACGTCAAATCACCTTTGGCTTTAAGTGTCCGTAAATGATCACTCAAATTTTTAATATTCGAAAATTGCTTTTTAATTTCAGCGTATGTGTGATTTACAATAAATTTCTTTAAACGATCTTGGATTTCATTTTCACTTTTTGGTTCTTGTTTTTCTTTCTCCTTATTTAGCAATCTCAAATGATCTATTTTTTTAGTAATATCAAACTGATCTATTTTTTTAGTAATATCAAAATATCTATTATCTTGTTTTTCTTTCTTCTTATTTAGCAATCCCAACTGATCTATTTTTTCAGTAATATCAAAATATCTTTTTTTCTTCCACTTACCCTCTAATTGATTGTACATTAAATCGCCTTTGGTTTTAAGTTCTTGTAAATGAACACTCAAATTTTTAATATTCGAAAATTTCTTTTTGATTTCAGCGTATGTGTGATTTACAATAAATTTCTTTAAACGATCTTGGATTTCACTTTTTGGTTCTTGTTTTTCTTTTTCTGTTTTTTGCTCTTCTTGTATTAAAAATTCTTTAAATGTTTTCATTTTAACTCCTTGATTTTATTTATATTTCATATACCCTAGACCAGAGTTAATTTCACATCTCGTTGCCACATGAATTGATTTGTATTTCCTGATGCTGTGGCCATGTCCCAAAATGTAAAACCATTTTCTACATCACTAAAATCCCATAACCCAACAATCAAATTTGATTGGTAATTATCAAATTGTAAATTGCCTAAAGCAGCATCAATTGTTCTATGTAAAGCCCATTCTTCACAATAATTTGGTGCATACCACATATCAAAATCAGATAAAGCAGCTACATATTCATCTATGTGGAGATCATTTATTATGCGTAAATAGAAAATTTTACAACCAGTTGGATGTAAAAGCGCTTCACAAATATCTTGTAATTCCGTATATCCGAATACATCAGATCTAATTTCGTAGACGTAGTAGGCATAATATTCATTGTCATGATATTTTGAACTTCCACTATATACGTGATTTTTATTGGAATATGTCATGATATTCTGTTCAGGATAATAAAACGAAAATGAACCCACATGGTTCATTATCTGAAACAGAAATTCATAACTTTTTTGTGTTCCTTTTATAGCATAAAAATCTTTGGCATGTTTGATCAACAGTTTTACATCGATTTCTTGAATTCGATACAAAGGAAATTGAGCCAAATATTGTTTTGTATATTGTTCCAAAATATCAGCTTCGTTTACACTGTCGATTTGATCAATGTCAAGAAAATGTAGAAAGTCTCTAATCAATTGGTATGGATTTCCGGTTGTGTCTAGCCACTCTAAATAGTATTGAATAAATGCTTTGAACTTCGGATATTCTTCTCTAAGGTATTCCGGAATAAAACGATTAATCAACACTGATAAAAATTGTGATCTAGCCATTTAATTTTTCCATTTTGTATTTATATTCATTCAATCACCAAATGTTGATCAATTCCGGAAATTGAAATAATCCAATTAGCTTTTTCTTTGGTGGAACATTCAACTGATCTAACTTGATCCTCTTTATAGAAATAAGTTAATTGTTTGAATTTTTTACTGTATCTTGCTATTTTTTTCTCTGGTCTTCTTTTAAACATACCACCAACAGGAGATTCTTTTGTTTGTACATCTCCAGATTCCGTAGTTTCTAAAAAAATATTTTTGCCTTTCATTTTTAGTCCCTCGTTATATTATCTAAATATTCATCAATTTGTAGCAAAATTTGTTGTGGATTGTATTTTGAATCATTTATTTTTTGGTTATCAATATCACTCTCTACACTTCGTTTTAATTTTTCAATTAATTTTTTTCCAAAATTAAACATTTTGTATACTATTAGTAGAAAAACATTAAAATATAAGTATTCTTTTCGTTGATTAAAATCAATTATAGATTTTTCTATTATTGGATTATACTTACTTTTAGCATAACTAATAAATTCTTTGATATCTGTATTTGTCAATCCAAATGCAGCGGCTTTTCTCAAAACTGTTTTATTATCGAAACCATCTAAGTATGGTTTTCGATTTCTAAGATAAATACTATCTAAAATACTATAAGATTTATTTTTTAGTATTTCAAAAAATTCAATTAATGATGCTTCTTTTTCAGTTAAACGACTACTATGATTTTTCCAATAAAATGATGATAATTTCAATCTTTTATTAATTAGATTTTGAGATTTTAAATTTTCCATATTTTTTTTATCTAAATTCCAATCATATTTCAATGATTTGTTAAGCCACTGTGACATATGAGTTATTTCATGTGCTAATGTTGCGAGAGCTTTTTCTTTTGTGCCTTCTTCCCAAAGATTGGTATTGATAGTAATAATCCATTTGAGCGTTCTCATATTTTCTATTGTCTTATCTTCGTTGTTAGTACATTGGGTCACATACCGTTTGCCAAATTTAATTTTGACATTTATACTAATTTTTTCATTACCATCGTCATATATTTTTTTAAAAGTATAGTTACCAATAGGAAATATTTTATCAAGTTGTGGTTTAACTTCTGCCATTACATCTTGCAGTAAAGTTCCTTTGTAATTACTAAAACCTTCTGCTAAGAAATCTTTAAATCTTTTCATAGTTAAACCCAATTATTCGGAGCTATTTTGTAATTATTAAAATTTTTATCTTTTCCAGTATACCAAGTTCCACCTTTCCAAACTCCACTTTTCCACATTCCATCAAACCATACTCCATCATGCCAAGTTCCTTTTTCCCAAATTCCACCTCTCCACGTTCCATCTCTCCACGTTCCATTAAACCATATTCCATTAAACCAAGTACCATTATACCATGTTCCGCCTTTCCAAGTACCATTATTCCAAATTCCACCTTCCCATGTCCCATTTTTCCAGGTTCCATTAAACCAAGTACCGGTTTCCCAAGTACCATTTTTCCACATTCCCTTTTCCCAAATTCCACTTGTCCATATACCATCTTCCCAAGTCCCGGTTTTCCAAACGCCACCATGCCAGATACCACTGTGCCAGGTACCACTTCTAAAAATTAAATCATTGATATCATCAAATTCAATAACAACATCTTTTACTTTTATTGATTTGTCTAAAATACCGTCAAAAAACCAAGTAGATTCAGCTTTAAGATCTTCTATGTTTTTTAACTGTTTTATACCATATTTGGATGGATTTTTTACAATATCATTGTATTTGCTTTTATCGAAAAAATTAATTATTTGTGGATTATCATCACTATAAAAATTAGCTTCAAATGAACCTTCTAATTTTTTACCTTGCTTTTGATTTAACCAATTTTGTATTATTGATTTCATATTAACGGTTATTTTACCATAACCTCTTTCAGACATAACTAAAAATTGATCCTTGGGGTCATAAACATTGGTGTACGGATAAATTATTATACGACCGATTGGAGCATTGATATTTTTATCATCGGCTTTAATCAAATACGAAATTAAAGCATTATTTTTAATGTATTTTTCGATGTTTTTACCTTGAACTTCAATGCTTTTACCAGTCTTTTTATCTAATTCAGTACAACTTCTCCATTCTCTATCTGTACTCATGCCTGCAATGTCGTATGGATGTCTGGATATAACTACCAGCAATTTTTTATCCGTATGGGATAACATTTTTGAAGTTTTATCCTTCATTAAGTCGAAAGTTTTCTTTAAAGTAGGATCTAAACGTTGTAGGAGTTTACCGATCTTGATGAAGTTTTTGTCTGTACC